TTTCTCTGCCGCTATCATGGCGGAGTTAGCCGCACTTTGCTTGTCCCTCAGAGCTTCCAGTTCCCTTCTTGCATCAGGAACAGTCTTGATGAAATTGCCTAAACGATCTTTTACCGAAGTGAAGTTATCCTTACCAAATTCGTCTTGCATCTGGGCAAAAGTACGCTGCAAGGTGGTGAAAGATTGACTCGTGCTGAAAACAACTCCTTGGGAACGGACTAATTCTCCGTTCAAAGCTGAATGAGCAGCCCCTACTCGGTCTACCCCATCTGACCAGTTCTTTAAGTCTCTTGGAAGAGCATTCATTCCAAGTTGACTTCGCACTTTACCGAAGGAGGCTTCAGCTTGAAGGACTTTCTTTTCAGTTCGGTCTAATGCTCCGACTAGATCGTTAAATCGGTTTATGGAAGTACCAGATTCCTTAGCCAATTCGGCAAGAGCTTTCCTGTACTGAAAGCTCTCACCACTGGCCGATTTCAATTTCTGTACTAACCTATCATATACTGGACCTTGAAGTTCGGTACTATGGATTGATGAAATGGTAGCGGCATCCAGACCTTTTAATTGTGCCCTTGTCTCTGCAAGAGTTCTGCCATGGCTTTCTGAAGCTTTCGTAGCCTTATCTTCAGCAGCAACTAGTTCGGTGAGACGGCTCTTGGACTCTGTGGTTCCAGCAGCTAAATCCTTCATAGCATCCGTACTTCTCTTGGATGCCTTTTCCGCACTAGCCATAACCTTTTCTTGAGCATTGGCTAGATCACCCATAGCCTTTGCTCCAGTTTGCCCTATTGATTCCAGAGAAGCGACAAATTGCTTGAGCTTATCCGCAATTTTGTCTACGTTCTGCAGGAAGTCGGTTATTTGGGCTTGGAATAAAACCCCTAGTCCTAGATTTTGGGAACTATCATCATCAGCCATTTTACTTTGCCCCTTTTGACGCCCATTGTTTCCACTTGCCCATCATTTTCTCAGTTAAGGCATTTCTCTCTTCGATTGGCATCTTTTCATAATCTTTGGGGTCTCCGAACAGCAGAAGATTAGACTTACTTTTAGCTGGAGATTCGGTTTCTTCTATTTTCTCCGGATCGACACCGTGTATAGCCATTTGGAACTTGTGATCAATTTCTTCCCACTTTAAGTATTCTTCAAGAAGGTAATCTATCTGCCCGAAGGTTATGCCTCCTTCTCGAAAGCTTTTTCGGTAGATGTCTTCAAGTCGATATTGGGGGAAGTTTCGGAGGAAGAGGGTAACGACCTCTCCGAACGTAGCAGACTTTTCATTCGGTCGAAGAGGTCTTTTCCTTTTTTTAAGGCTGGCTCAAAACTCACTTCCCAAATGGTCTCGATAAGGGTGACCAACTGTAGATTGGTGAGTTCCTCCATAAGGAGCTTGACATCTTTCTCACTCAAGTCTGTTACGGGAATAAGGATTTTCCCGATGTTGCTTTCAAGGTTCTTCAGTATTATGGCAATAAAGGCAACATTGTCAATACCCTTATCCTTCTGATATTGACTGACGGTATCCTGGACAATCTTGGTAATAAAAGTGGTTATTCTGGTTTGATCAGCCGCAGACAGCGGCCAGATGGTGAGTTCCTTCAGAGTCTTTTTTCCATATTGGATTGTTCTCATTTGAGGATTGAGGATTTCCTCTTCCATTTCGTTCTTCATTAAGACATCTCCTTTAAGAAGATTCCTCCCCCTTATTCAGGGGGAGGTTGTGATGGTTATACTTGGTAGGGACTAGACCATATCCCCTCCGGACACGAAAACAATGGTGCCGAGTGGCATAGAATCCCAAGCAGCATCGCCGCCTGTGATTCCCGAGTCCGCTCTTTTTGCTTCGAACGTAACCGGGATAGCCGCAGCATCCTCAGCCTTCAAATCCATTTCGAAGTTACTGACAGCATTAGCCCTGGGATAGATAACGATCATCTGGGCCAAGTTATTAGGGAAGGTGTAAACAGCTTCCATTCTGACGTAAGCGGGGGCAACCAAACCTCCTAGAGCAATACTTTCATCGTATTCATCTAAGAGGGTAGGGTCAATACCACGAGCCATAGCCATGTTTGCAAGAGTTAGCTCTTTGAAAGCCGTCTCAAGCATGTTCGATTCCCTTATTGGAAGAGAAATATCTTCCAGAAGGGGGAACCCTGATTCCAACTTCCAGAAGTCTACTTTACCTGTCATCTTGGTAGATGCCAGAGCACCGATGGAATTGGCGGAAGTGAGAGCAGGTGTTGCCGTAGCTATGTTCGCCGCCGAAGCACCTACTCTGATCTGAGCCAACCCCAAAGCGACAGATTCTGGATGTACAGTCAAAGGGCCTGACCTTGTTAAACTCATACTTCTTACCTCCTGTTTTGATTAATGTTTGCTGCTTCTGGCGTGGTTGCTTCGGATTTCTCCGATTGAAATATATTGGGTAAATAATTTATAACTTGCCAGTGATTACAACCTCTCCTCAGACATTTCATCTTGACATTACCCTGCAAAAACATTTCTACGGGTATATGCTCATTATTGGAATCCGAGGGTTTACCAAAAATGAAATGCAGAATGCCATTGGGGCGTCTTTCAATAAGCTTCTTCCCGCACTTTTCACAGTTTACAAAAATTCCTTTTACTGGGCTGCTCCCCATCGCAATCTCACCGAATAAAGTTTAAACTTTGTTTCGTCCTCAAGGACTGCTATTGTTGGTGTGGCGTCCCAAAAATCCTGAACAATCATTTGGGCAATAACTTCCCAAGGATTCTGAGTAACATCATATAATGGTATTCTCTTCATCCCATCCGTAAAAGTGGAATCAACTAAGAGTCCCTTTACGATGTCGGCCATTTCTGCCAGTTCATCCCCTTCGGGGTCTTCCCTGGAAAGACAGTAAATCTCAAAGAAGTATTCATTAAGTGCCTGTAAGCCAAAAGAACCGAATGACACACTATACCACTTGAGGACTGCTGCATTTCCCTGTGTTCTTGTATCAGGGGCAGCTAGTGAAACATCAAAGGTGACGGCCGTACCAAGAACGTCCAGAAAGAATTTCTTCAATGATCGTGTTACATTCACTTCTTTTGACAATTTATGGAGACTCATGTTATTTCCACACAGACCTGATCAAGTTTTTAGCAAGTTCCACCTTCTGAACAAACGTGGGATAGAAGTCCCTAAAAGTATTTCCCACAAGAGGTCTTGGGGGAATGTTATGCGAAGGAAAGCCGTACTCTATGGCATAGACGTAAATGTTTGGATCCTTCGGTTTAGGAGTTTTCTTCTCGCTCACGTTTTTTCACCAGTAACGGGTTAGTCAATGACTGAGAATGTACCTTCGTTTGTGGTACATAGCCCTCAATGGATATATGTCTGAGGGTACTCATAGCTTCATGCCTTCGTTCCGTTGCACTCGTAGGTCTTTGTGTACTCTTCACTTCTTTACGCTTTACTACAGTTCTTTTGGTCGGTCGGGCAGCACCTTGAACTATGGCTCCTCCTACATACTTAAAACCGACAAAATATGATGTTCTTATGGGGGAGTTATCCACAGACCAATAGTTTATAGATTTCATCGCTGTGCCCAACCACAACCAGTACTGACTTGAATTTGAAAACGCTTTCTTCCAAGATGCGGTTCTAGGGTGACCAAAATCGGAGTAGGTCTGTTCGACAATGTTCTTGCGGAGCTGCTTGGAGAAAGCAATAGCAGAGTCCAAGGGTATTCGGTTCTTCTGATCGACCACAACCTTCTTCACTCTTTCTAAAGCTGTTAGGATGCGGTTGAAATCACCTTGGTTCACTGTTATCTTAATCATCGTAAATGTCACCGTCTATAACTACTGCTTTGGGTCTGGTATCTTCTACTAAAAGAGCCATGCAAACACTGGGGAAGTTATACCTTTGGATATTCTCAATCTTGTAATACTCAGTCTCCGAGACAAAAACTCTATCCAAGGGTTTCAGATCGTATGAAGCCGGGTAATAAAAATCCAGTCGATAAATAGCATTCTGTCCAGTTCTTACATTCTCCTCAAGTTGTGAACCAAAAAGTCGATCTGTTATCAGACCGTAAACCGGAGACTCTTTAATCACTTGCCATCCTGAAATCATCTTCAAGGTTTCATTGTCTCGCACTTCTACGGGTCTTAGGATATGAGCCGTTACCGGAAGATTACAGAGGTAAAGAACTACACTCCACTCTACTACCTCATCCTCAAACATCTCGGGTGTTTTGTTCATAACCAAGTAGTTGCGATTTAACTCGGTTATGTTCAGAACATCTCCGACAACGGCTTCCGAATCATAAGGAAAAGTGGCATCAAGATGATGCTCCCGAATAAAAGGTTTAGTTGCCTGGGAATTTATATCGTAAATAACCCACTGATCAGTGACCACTGGGTCTCTACTTATGATCGTAGTGGCAGAACCTTCTTCGGTGTAGACTTCCTTTATATCCTCCCCCAAGGATGCCATTATTCAACCTCTCCCGGGGTGAAAACTACATAATTCCGGACATCGTAAGTAAGATCGGCTCCATCTATGTCGTAAAGAAAACCGGCATCAATCTTCGTTCCAAACAATTTGTACAAGTCAACCCCACCAAATGCAGTCGGGTTTTCTGCCATAGCATCCTCAAACTCCTTATCCATCGTTTCGATAAGCTTCTGGAAATGCTCAAACCTGTTTTGCAGATTAACGAGCTTGTATTTAAACTTGTTGGCAGAAGCTATTCGGAGAATGTCTACGCAATGTCTGGAAGCTCGATTGATCAACCAGAGAGCCTTTGTTGGGTCAGTCACTGGATACGACCAACCCAACTCACTGATGGCCTTGTTTCCCGCAAACTCATATCCATCCGCAGATATTAGAGTGTTGAGGGAGGATAATTGGATGACCACATAATCCGTAAGTTCGGCGGCATTATTAATGGTAAAAGACATGGTTACTCCGTATTCTGTCTTTTCTTGATAAGGGTCTTAACCGGTGCCGGTACTTCATCTGAAACGGGAGCAGTTGCCGGAACCGGTTCTTTCTTTTCCAGAGACCGTTTTGCTCGTGGAGCCTTTATTTCTTTCTCTGCGGCCTCTTTGCGGGCTATGATAGCCGCTTGCTTTTTCTTCTCCTCCGATGTGTCATCAAAATTCACTGATACCTTTGCTTCAGTTTGGGGAGGAGGGGAGACTGAGGAGGGTTCTGGAATAACTTCAGCTTGCCCCCTCCTCAATCTCTTGAACATGAACTCAGGAATGGGTTCCTTGGAATCATCGAAAACCGTCCCTGCCGCGACCACTTGACCGCTACCTATTTTCAAATTCACCTTGAGCATAAGTTTCATGGTGATTGCACCTCCTTCAAGACGTTTAGTATTCTGCCATATCGTAGGCTGTGATCTTGTACGTGGTATCCGGATAGTAAAGCACCGGAAGACCTTTATCCTGTACACGCAGCCAGATTCCTTCAGGATCCCATTCGTCTTTCGTGTCGGCGTAGAAACCCCAGCGCCGAGTATTGCCGTAAGGTGCCTGCATGAACTCTGCAATCTTCTGTCCGCCCTGGGTAGAGCTGAAGAGGAAGAACTCATTATCCAATATGAATTTTTTCTTCATAAGGACTTTGTCTCTTCCGCCTATGAAGGTTGCAGTGGGCTGTGCTCCAACGGTTACGGTATTGGCAGTCTTATCCACAGCCGTAATCACTTCGTCTTCATAGGTGTTGTAAGTAACCATGTTGACGAAACGGAGTTTTCCGCCTACTTCAAAATCGGAGGCGTCGTCCACGTAAATCGTAGTTCCGGACGGTGTCTGAGTCAACCATGCCTGAACTTCGTAAAGTTCGTCGTATATGGTCAAAGCACCGATTCCGAGAAGTACAGCAAGGACCTGAGCCGGACGAGAGAAGAGATCACCATTACCGAAAGCACTCTTCGTAAGAAGAGCCTGAATCTTCGTGTCCAGCATGAGGACTTTCAGCATCTGGGTATTACAAATGGCATAGTCGGGAACTACCGAAGCATCGTCGGCAAGAGCTACTTTTCCTTCGAAAATATCTTCGACTACATTCCGGGAAGCACCGTCCACCCAGTTACGGTCATCGTCCAGAGTTACGAAATGGGAAGTAGGTACTCCGTAACTGAGGGAGAATTTGGTTCCACCGGCCATCGTGTAAGAGAGGGAGCCGTTCAGAAGCATCTGAGCGACCATCCATTCTCTCCTGCGATCACAACGGAAGCGGAGTTTTTTTGCACCTCGGGAGAGTTTTCTCTCAGCCGTCTGATAAGTAGCCCAACTACCGGGCTCTCTCATATTGTTGAGGAACTCTTCATCGAAGTACATCTTTTCTTTCCAGTAAGCGGCTTTTGCTGAAGCTTCGCCGGTTCCGTCGACTCCAATAGCGGGAGCTACTGAACCCGGAGCAACAAACGGAGTCATCCCACCGGAACTGTATTCAATTTCCCACTTGATGCTGTCCGAATCATAATTCTGACTCGGGAACAATCCGGTGAAGAAATTCGCGGGCGGCCTCTCAAACTTGGAAATGAGTTTGTTCAGCGTAGTTAGCTGAAGAGCCGGGATTCCTGTTGAACCTTTCATGTAAAGACCTCCTGATAATTTATCTGACCAGTTATTTCAGAATGAAGAAACGACCGTCCGTCGAACCGAGGGAAGTTATTGCTGCCGCCGACAAATTGGTCATGTTGTTCTTGTACAAGACCGCATTGGAGACCACGACGGAGGTAAGGGCACCTTCAGCATCCGTGCCTTCCCCGGTGTCAACGTCTTTGTCGAGAACGTAAGCGGCTACTGAATAAGTACCGGACTCTGCGGTCTGGACATAGCAGTAAGCCCCCTTCGCTACTGTGAAGTTCCCGTGGGAGAACGCAGTAGTCGTTATTTCCGCATAGATTGCACTGGTAGTGCGATCTATGACGGTGATTGCCGCTGCTTTTATCGGACCGTCTCCATCTGCATTCTCCAAGTACAGATCGTCACCGACCTGAAACTTGTACGAATCGTTTTTGGAAACTCTGATCTTTCCTGAGGCAGAGTCCAGAACGCAAGCAGCTACTCCTATGGATGTGATTCCGTCACCGAGAGTTACGGAAGCCGGAACAAAAGGAACCAGTTCCCCTACCCCGCCTGCGTCGGAGCAGTTCACGGCCATCACGGTTCCCGCCTTCAGATAACCATAGCCCTTAGCGACAGTCTTATCTATGATAAGAGCAATGTCTCGAACGGAATGGAACAACGGTTTAATTCCATATCCTTCAGGACCTCGATTAATCTGAGGCATTGAACTTCTTACAAAATTGTCCATTTGGACCTCCTTCTAAAGCTTTTGAACCTTGGTTTGAATTAGTCTTTAAATGGTTTAGTAACCCATCATTCGCTCTACTATCTTGTCCTCTGCCATTTCGTGAACCTTCTCGGATGAAGCAGAGAAACCCATACCGAGGATAGAAGGTTCAGGACCTTCTCCTTCTACCGGTGCCCAATCCTTCAGTTCCGTCTCTACGGATGCTGCGAATTTGACTTTGTCCAGATTCCCGTTTTCGATGAAGGCTTCATGACTGATCTGCTTTTTGATCTTGGTATGAAGTCTCACCGGAATCTCTTTGTGAGCCGACAAAGCATTTTCGACGATTGCATCGGCGGAAGCTTTAAGCTCTCGCTCGGATCTCAAAGCGTCATTCTTTTCCAGTTCTTTCAAACGGTCTTCCTGGGTTTTCCCCGTCTCTTTCAGCTTCGCATTCTCAGCCTCCAGTGACGTAATTTTTCCCGACATACTGGTCTTCTCCGCAGAGAAAGACACTTCTGCTTCAGTCTTTCCTTCTGCGTAGATGGCCGCATAAATATCCGGGAACTCGGCCTTCAGTTGGTCTTTTGTCATTGGAACCTCCTCTACCTTTCCTTTAAATGTGGTAACTTCTACTTCCATGTCTTCGTTTTCGGACATGGCAACCGATTTAGTGTTCGGGTCGGCACCAAAGGTGACAACCGAACCCTCTTTAAATGCTGACTCTCGCCAGATAACAGCCGGACCTTTTAAAACATAGCCATTAACCTCTGCCTGAGAACCTTCCATAATCTCTTCGATCTTAGAGGGTTTAGCAAAGATGGAAGCTTCATAGGGGAAGCCCGCTTTGGAGTTGGCTACAAACTCCTGTGCAAAAGGGGTATCAAGGACTTTGGCGTTCTTAGCCACCAATTTGTAATCCTCGGTTACCACGTAGTTAGCAAATCCGATCTTCTTGTCTATGTCGTGCTCTGAGAGGATGGGATTTACTTTCTTGGCAAACTTCATTCCGGATAGATCAATGGCTAGAGTTCCCCAGTACCAATGACCTTTGATGGGTTTACCCGAGTAAGCCGTCATCTCCATAATAGGATCACCACCATCTTCCGTGAATCTGAACTCCGCCGCTTCACTGAAGCAAAGAGAGTTCTTTGGGCATTTCTTTGTGATGGATTTTTTCTCTTCCATTTCTGACCTCCGGTTGGACTCTCCTTAATCAATAGCGGAAAGATCCACTGTGATTGTGTATGTTACGGTTAATTGTGCGCCGTTTGCAACCTCTACGGGTACTCCAAGAACGCTTCTTTCAAGGAGAATCTGAGTACCATTAAAAGAAGAAAGACCGGTTTCTTTTACCGTAATAGAAGAACCCGAGTTGTTATTGAAAACCCTGGACATAGTAAGAGTCCAAGATTTTGTACCTGCTGTGTAAGAAGCTGTTACAGCGGAGTTGGCTGCGTAGCTCAGTTGAGAGGCACTGTTACCATGAGCTATTAGAGTAGCAAGAGCAACATTGGCGGCCGACCAAGCTGTATTTCCTGTGCCTACACATATACCATTAGTGGCACCTGCCCCCGAACTCTTGTGGTTAAGAGGACCATAAGACGCAGCTCCTGCTGCATAATAATTTCCGGCAATGTCCTTGATAGAAATATATCCAGCAGCAAAACCTCCGGTTCCTTTTACCCCTGCGGAACAGAGAAACATGTCGATGAAGGAATTGTAATAATTCCTCACCCAACTGTGGCCCCGTTCCAGATGATTGTGCAGCAATTTGCCGTTCTTGTCATGCACTTCAAAGCGGATGAAAACATCAGGTGGGGGGAGAACATGCAGTTCGGCACACATTTCCTTCAAACGCTTAAATTTTAATTCCTCATCCTTATTCAACATTGGTTATGTTCCCTCCTACTAGGATGTTGCAACATCTACATCGGCTAAGGTTTCAGCCGCTGACGTTATCTCTACCGCTGTGGATACCGGTGTTTCTGCGAGTACACTTAAAGCAACAGAAGGAACAGCAACACCTGGGGATGTTGACAATTCCAGACGCGGTGGTCCCGGTTTCCCTTTTGAGATAAAAATAATCATACAGTCACCTATGGTAAGGCAAATGCCATTTCCACGATTAAACCTTTAGGGGCCGTTGTGCTTACCCCGTCAACGTCAATTCTCAGAAGGTCACCTGTAACCACGTCATCATGGGTAGCATCAATAGTCCCGGGTGTTCCCGAAGTTCTTGTGGAGCTTTCTGTAGATTCAATATTCATAAGGGTTGAGAGCATGTCTTGGTTATCGGTCACATTATGAATCTGGATAGTGGTTGCATTTGTCGTTCCTGCCGTTAAAACGGTAGCTGCTACCCTCACAAGATTCATTCCGTTTAGTTCGGGGGGGACTACGAAGTAACCTTTACCATCCCCGGCAATAACATCTGCGGCAGCATCGAAGATCACCATTTGAACGACTTGCGTTCCTATATTGGAACCTGCCAGAGCGTCCGCTGTTACGAACTTTGCATTATCCGTACCTGCATTAATATCAGCACTTGAAGCTAGAAGGAGGGATAAGGCACTCTTTAACTCGGCGAGTGTCTTCTTTGCCCAAACAAGTGGAGAACCTCCACCCATAAGAACATCATTCTCTGCTGTCGGGGAAACAAGACTGCTTCCACCACTTCCGCTGTCAGGAGGATTGTTATAAGGACTCTTCATGCTACCTCCTTGACCATCTTTGAATGCTCACTTGACAGTCTTGCTCACTTATGAGGGAAACATGGGTCAGTTGGGTGGAGAAGCTCACATTACAAATTAACCCCGGGTTGAGAAGGGGAGCACTTCCGTCAACAACATCATACTCATCGGGAACCTCAACCTCTACATCAGACCCTCCAAAGAGAACCCAGATGTCTTTGGACGGAGTAAATAGAATAAGGTCTGTTCCTGTGGGTATGGCATATCGTTTCGCAGTATTGGCAGTCAAGGACAACCTATCAGAAGCCGTCAACTGTGTAGACAGTATCGGGTTGTTATAGGTAGGATCGGCTGCCTGTAGGAACTTTTTCATATCCATTGAAAATCCTCCTAAATTGCAACGTAAGCACCTGCATCCTCTTCAAGAATGCTTTTTAGTAGCCCATAGTTTGGATCGTGTTTGAAACTTCTATTATCAGGATTATGTGCAGTTGTCAAGCCCTTTTTTCCTACCATACCCTTCATACCCATTGTGATTATCTTAGGACTTCTAAATATCAGTTTTTCAACAGTTTTTGCTTTTCGGTCATACACAAATTCGGCCCCTCTTTTTGCTCGGGCTCTCATTTTTATACTTTCGGGAATATTATTTTCGAAGATTTGTCCTGCAGGAAGAATTGTACCACTACTTAATTTCAGAGAAGTGGTCAACCTAACTTTCTCTATTTTGTCATAGGTTTGGAAAACTTCCTTCCACAGCTTCACGTCCACAAGACCCTTCCCCGCCAATTCATAATCTTTCCCAGCACTCTCGCAAATAGAATTTAATCGAGGGATTATACTGGCTCTGAATGCCGTTTGTGAAAAGGCTGGTTGTTTAACAGTCTGCTTCTCCATATATTTACCTATGCTCGGATAGTAAAAGATCAGATTGCCAAAGCCCACCAATTCCGCTTTATCTAGTAACTGAGACATCGTATCCAGATAAGTGGCGTGATACCAGTCATCATCCTCCATTATCATTATCTTGTCACATTTTACTTTGGTTAATGCTAGGAGAAGGTTCAAGCAAAGGGTGTGCGTGTAATCATTCGGTGTTGGATTTCTTCTGTAATATTCCATGTCCCTTGTAGGGGTTATTGGGGTTTTTCCATCATCGACTACAATCCATTGAGTAGGTTGGAGTATTTGCTTATCTTTCCATCTCTTTAAAAGAGCCATACATTCCGGACGATCACTTGTGCATGTTATGACTGAGATCGGTTCGATCCTCTTAGGAATAGGAGGGGGAGCTGGACGAGGTCTTACATTTGTTATTTGGGGAGGAGGTTTGGGAAGAAACTGGTTTACTCTCCCCATAGACCGAGTTGTACCGACAAGCAGAGCACTTTCAAAGCTTTGCCCCACATGTTTCATTATTAACTTGGCATTATCTATCCCTATCCATTTTATCAGATTCTCCAGAGCAATGTCCGGATAGTAGTAACGAGATTCAGGATTATGACCTGTACCAATACCCTTTCTCCCTTTTAAACCCTTCAAGGAACAGTGGAGATGAAGTTCGTCTTTGATATCCTCAATCAGGTATTTGCGAAGAGTCGGAACAGCCCATATACGAGCATCGACGTAAGGATCACCTTCCAGACATTTCTTGAAAAAAGATAATGCTCCGGATGTAAATCCTGTCTGACATAAACTGGCATGAGCCGTGTTTGCAATCCTTCTAAACTTCATTATGGGAGCATGATAATACCTGGCACATTTCTCTCCCACTAAGTCAAAATGAAGAAGATAATGATTCATGGTGGCTATATAATTAGGACCATACCAGTCATCATCCTCTATGATAAGGATTTTATCTCCTTTTATGTGCTTAACAGCTTCTTTGAGGTTAAGGGTAAGGGTGTGACCCTCTCCCTCTTTCGGTTCCCTACGGACGTATTTGATATTGATGTTTGCACAATACTTTAGGTAATCGGGCATAGGAGTAAAACCGTCATCTACAATGATCCATTGATCAGGTTTTACTACCTGATCAGCCATCCATCTCCGACAAAGTTCGAACGCTTCTGTCCTATCCCCTGTGGGTGTAATACACGTTATCATACCTGACCTCTATTCAGTTCCCAAGCTCCTTCTATTTCGGAGACACCGTTTTGTTTTCTCATTTTCCTGGTACCAGCTACTTCATGCTTAATGTACTTATCCAAACCGGGAAACTCTTTCAGTACTCTATTGGATAAACCCTTCTTATATATATCCAGCATTGTCAACGTACAGGGAGCACCATGATGAATGTAAGGGTAAAACTTCTTGTAGTTTTCGATGTTCATTAATTGGAAGTACGGGTGAAGATAAGGCATCCACCCCTCATTTCGATGGGTCGGTTTAAAACCATAAGAGAATCCGTCAAAACCTGTTCTCTCAATTCTCCCTACTCCAAACGTATCAGCTTCCATCATTGACATCATCTTGGGTACGGGTGATTTTAACATCTCTATGTCGGAATCAAAGAAGAGGGCATATTTGGTTAGGGTGTAGTACAAACCAATGCACATCCCCCTACCATGTCCGATATTGTAACCGACTGTAATTACTTCTGTTTTCTCAGATGCCAATGATTTGACGTAACTGTAACAAGGGCCATCGAAGTCAGAACCGTCAATAATAATGATCCTCATATCTGGGTGGAACTTCCTAAACGAGTTATAAGACTTCTCAATTAGGCTTTTTGTCTTCCAGGATACAGTTATTCCAGTAATGTCACTCAGCTTGTCCACGACTAACCCTCAAAGTCTTTGTGTAAACAACATCATCCCGCCAGTACACTTCGGTTTTGGATTTAAACACAGTATTAATAAACTGGAAATCCCCCGTTTGCATGGCAAAGAAACATTGTATGTATTTTTGGTAAAGGTCATTTCTGACCACGACATTGGACGTACCTATATGGTTTTGGAAAAGTACGTCTTTTTTCCATACCATATCAGTAGGGTAATTCTCTCCGTTTATGTACATGCGAACAAATATCATGCCTACATTGGGTTGCTTTTGGACAATGGACTTCAAATCCTCCACAAACTTATTGGATATAAAAACGTCATCGTCATCCAGCATAAAGACGTATTTACCCTTTATTCTTTTTCGGTTCCTGTAGAAACTAAGGTTGGCTTTTGCTACACCGCATCCTATATTGTCGTATATGATCACATGTTCAAAGTCCGGGTCTGTTTGGGCATTAACACTTTCCATGTGCTGCTTATACATAATCGGTCTATTGAATAGATGTCTGGTAACTATGGTTAGAAAGGGCTCATGCTTTATTGGCATAACGTACAGATAAGGTGGGGGAACCACATAATTCTTATTATGGTTTCCCTTCACATCCCTTATTGCAAAATGGACATGATATGCTTTGAGAGTAAGACTGGGGTTGGTGATGTGGTATCCAGCCCTCTGAATCTCATAAGCAATGCGGTTGTCACAACCAAGTCTACCGATCTCAAAATCTCCATATACATTGTTGATCATGCCTTTGAATATCCAAACATCCTGACTGTCTTGATGAAAGAAATGAACAGGAGTACCGTCTTCTGTGATGTCCCAACGACTCAAAGCGAAACAGTCCCCTTCAGACATGTTATCCAAAAGAGCCAAGCTCCCGAAGTAAATATCCGTGTTTGCAATGATTGAATGTCCTGATTCCAGAGAGTTTGCTATATTGAAGATGTCCGTATAAGTAGGTCTTTTGTTCAAGATATGATGTGTGACCTTTGGATGCTGAGGTAGATTCCTGTCGTTCTCAGCTATTAAGTGGATTCTACTTATATCGGCGCAGGCTATGTTTGCATCCAAGCAAGCTCTGTTCTCTTCATTTCTCTGCGGATTAGAATCTGTATACCAAGGGGTAAAAAGTCTGATCATCTTGTCACCTCAGGGAAAAGCTTCCCGTTATACTTAGTTATACCAAAACCAAACTTCTCTTTGGATTCTTTAAGAACCTCGAAGCAGGTGGATTGTTTTATGAATTTCCAGGTTTGATGATGCTTTACATGGAAAATGTCATCCAAGACAAAATGACATGGGGTTTTGATCTTGGATAAACTGTAGGTAAACTCCGTTAAACCTAGATGCCCACCGCTATCGAGCATCATCAAATCCACACAACCATCTACTGATTTCAGTATTCTTCCAAGAGCGTCGTCTGGTATATTAGGAAAGTCGGTTTCCTGGAAGTATTTAGTTACCCTCTGTTCTTCTGGATGATCTACCCAAATATCATCCTTCTTAACATTCTCAATAAGCTCTTTTCGGAGTTCGTCTTCCTTGGGTAGAAGATTTCTAGGCAATGACAGGGCATGAATCAGCTTAATCTTGGGAAAGCTCTGAAGATGAAGCTTGGCTCGCTGATAGTATTGGAGATTGCATTCTATGGTATAAAATTCGTAATCGGTAATATTGCAGGTTGCAAGACTTCTGGCTATGATTTCCGTACTACCATTACCCAGATAAGTACCTGTCTCTATAATTCTTTTCGGTTTGATACTGGAGATCAAACCGAGGACGGATTCTTCAAACACCGTCCCCTCTATGCTCATACCTGCTCCGGTCGCGACCTTAGCCATTCTTCCTCCCACATATTGTCATGTCTTGAATGAACACACCCGGTTTGCATATATCAACTGTCAAACCTACCCTTTTGAATAACTCCGTAATGGACAAAACATTGAAGATGTAAAGGTGTTCTTCTGGATAGTAATGACGGAAACGAAGACCTTCTCCGCGATACCAGGGTGTCTGAAGAATCAAAACACCATTCGGTTTCAGGTAGTTTACCATAGATTGGACTGCTGCTAAAGGATCAAGGAAGTGTTCCAATACATCAAAACCAACTACAAAGTCGAAATGACCATCTATCTGTACATCAGGGAAAACACCGCAGATGATCTCTTCCAGACCGAATCGGGTTTTGGCAAACTCGCATGTTCCTTTACTCACTTCCACCCCTACTACCCTTCTGAACCCTTCTAACTGACATTGGTAGAGAAAGCCACCGTGACAGCAACCGACTTCAAGTATTGAACCTCTTTCCGGAGAAAGCTCCTTAATAGTTTCTATCCATTTAGGGATTCTGTCGTGGAAGTCTGAGGTAGACCGTCTTTCGATCTCGGGATTATGGAGGTCTTTCGTCTGACGGGTATGCCAGTAATCCTGGAAATCATAAAACTTAGAAACATCCTGTACGGTCTTCGTGGAAACTAACGCCGTACATTCTGGACATTCCTTATAGTCCGGGTGTATAAACTTTTGGAGATTTATATTTCCACACCAGCATTTTTCCATTCTACGACCTCCCAATCATTGCTTATAAGGGTATTATTCCAATTCCAAGCATTCCTGGCAGTTTTGTAATAAACCTTTCTTCCTTTGTAAGGTAGAACCTCAACAAAGTTGCAAAGGCTACTGTCGATACAATGAATCTCCTTGGCACTCATTATTACCTGATACCAATCAAATATGTTGTAATCCTCGAACTCCCTAAACTCTACTTTGTTAGGGAAATCCATTTTTACGTGGGAACCGTCATGTGTAGATTCATGACACAGAATGTAGGGCTGAGTATTGGCTACTCGGAGAAAAAGACCTGCTTCCCTACCAAAACTTCTATTCCAAACTAGGTTTCGTCTATAAGAAATAGGGACTCCGGCAAGAAAATACTTTGCCTTTACAAAGCTCTCGTTATTCTCCCGTCGCTTTTCCCACCATTTGTGGACTTCTGAGTACTTCTCCAGACCGAACTCCAGATGGAGAGTTCTGGCATACTCTCCATCTGGTCTATCAACGGGTCGGCAGTAATTGATGTTTCGGAAGTTACTATGGTACTGGGAAGGACAAAGCCAATCAATCTGGTAAAACTGTGAGTAATAATGTGCAATCGGGAGGCATATTATTATATCACCATGCCTCCCTGGTTGATTAATCAGTAGTCTCTTCATGCTTCGGGTCATCCGATTGTTTTTGGGCTTGAGTTCTCTTTATAATCTTAGTTGCCGGTTTCGCTGGAGCTGCTACTGGCTTTCCTGGGGCTGCTGGCTTTCCTGGAACAGCTCCCGGTTTCTGCTGCTGATTGCCTCTTACCTTTTGAACACCTGGTTCAAGCTGCTGTCCACCAGCATCTACCGGGGGAAGAGGTTCAGGATACTTATCTCTCTCTGTGGCATCTTCCAGAAGTAGTCTTCGGTAGTTGCCAAGTCCCAGATTCTTTGCAATGGTTCTATTGGGGATATGGAGTGTGTCATTGACCGAACCGTGTTTAACTCCCAGTAAAGCTCTGGTCCTTGCTTCCATGTTAAGCGTTTCCGATACCGGGAAGCTCACTTCAATAAGCTGTTCCGGTTTGAATTGCTTTTCCTTAAATATGGGTTTCTTCTTTTCAAAATCTACAGCTACCTTCTGAGCGATCTTCTCCGGGAAACCTGATACCTTGCTTTTTATGAAGAAGATAGCCCTCCAGAAGTCAAACAGAAGGAATCGTTCGAAGTAGGCTACCTCATCACTGGTTCGATCGGACATCGGACCTCTTGTGGCTTTTACTGCGGCAAAAGTACCACTAGATTTGCCGGTCATGATGTCTTCTGGCTCATTTAAGCCGCTGGCGACCATATCCAGCAAATCTGTGTCTTCGTCTGAGATAGTCGGGAGTTTGGGGTTATGGACTTCCATCTTCATCCCTGGAGGAAGAACTAACGTACTACCCGGGGTCTTCTTAGCCATTATGCCTGTTTTTCTTCTATCTTCATCTGATAGAGCTAACCAGGTCTTGAAGGACTTTGCATCCTCAATGGTGACTACCCACAAGTAAGAACCTGCCGACTTCTTGTGATCTATCTCGTATTTCTTCAGGTTCTCATAATGGTTTAACCATTCAAGAACTGTCCTCAGGTAAGAGACATTCCTCTTTGTCAAGAAGGATTTATCCCAAGCTACGATGAACCTTCGGAATCCCCCGAATTTGTTGAATTTGTTACGAGGAGACCGACTATCCTTAAGCTCCGATTCGTTCAGCTCGTTTTTAACGGTTTTATACATTTCAGGGAAATAGGCTATATTGATAGAAGGAACTATAACCTTCCCTGTTTGAGACTTGAACGGACTACCTGCTGTGTCTATATAGTAGAAAAGAGGGAAGGTGGTTTTCATGGGGTGGTAGACTATTCCTTCTTCACCTCCCCCACCGACAAACTTGGGGTCAATGAAGTCCACCTCAACAAAGCCGTCTTCGTGTACGGTCAGGCAAAGAAAGAGTTCCCCTTCAATGATGGATCTACCTGAGTAGGGAGTCCAGAAGTGATACAGTCGATTTCTTGGATCATAAGTAATTTCATCCAATACTTCTTGCACTTCGTCTACGGGTGAGGTAACTTCAAAGCCCATACCAGTCAAACGACCTACTTGACCTCTAACAGCCGTGTTGACATGGGGGTTTCGATTGAACTTTTCCCAACAGGAGTTCTGGAGAAGTTAGATCGGAAGAGCGTCGT